CCGGCTTACCTAAAATAAGCCGAGACAGAAAAACCGGGTTCAACTGAGGACCGGCCAGTCCGAAGTTGACGCAAGAAAGACTTAAGGGCGGCAGACATGGTGCCATGTCCATCATGTTTGACCGCCCTTTTTCTTTACCCGAGACAAGGAGCAACATCATGTCACAAGAAACACATGCCACTGAGATCGAGGAAGAGTCAATTGGTCACGATGAAAGAACTACCGCTGATCTTGGTGAGGATTCAGTCGGACACGTTCCAGAGGCAACAGAAGAGTATGTGGACGAGCCCGATACAGACCTGGCTACGGAAACGCCGCTGGAGGACGAACCAGCAGAATCGACGGCAACGGAGCCAGAGATCGAGGAAGTAGAAGAACACCCTGACGTTTCCAAGGAGGCTCTTGAAAGAGAGATTGCGGAACTGAAGGAGAAACGCCGCCTTGCTCAAGAGAAATACGAGTATTGGCGAGATGCAACAAAAGAGGCAAGGGCCGCCCATTTTCAGGGGCGAGATATTGAAGAGCCCCCGGCAAGAGTACCGGAGACACCTGTTGCAATGCCGCCGAAAGAGGAGGATTTCGACAGTTATAACGATTACGTTGATGCTCTTACGGATTTCAAAGTAACACAGAAATTGACTGAATACGAGCGTGAAACGCAACTGAGAGCCGCAGATGAAGCTCATGCCAGAAAGCGCAGGGAACTTAGTGAAAAACTCGAACAGGGTCCTGAAAAGTATAGTGACTTTGAGGAGGTTGTCCGGGATCCAATAGTTCCGATAACTGAAATGATAGTTGATATTCTGGCTGACAGTGAACGACCGGCCGATGTTGCGTACTACTTGGGCAAGAACCTGTCCGAAGCCACTCAAATTTCACGTATGCCTCCTCTGGCGGCAGCGCGAGCTATAGGTGTGATAGAGGCCAAGATAATGGCTGATGAGACAAAGGAAACAGAGGTGGTGAAGCCACCTGTACCCAAAAAAACCACCAGCGCACCGGCACCTATAACCCCGGTCAAAGTCGGGACTGCGACAGTTACCAAAGATCCGTCCAAGATGACCAATGAAGAATATAGAGCCTGGCGGCGCAAGGATAAGAAATAAAAGGAGTTAAATTATGGCTGGAACGCATACTCTACTTACTCCGGTCATCATAGCCAAGGAAGCTTTGATGCACTTGGAGAACAACTTGGTAATGGGAAATCTCGTCCACAGGCAGTACAAAAAGGAATTTGTAAAGGTGGGCGGGAGTATCACTATCCGTAAACCAGTGAAGTTCAGGGTACACAAAACCCGAATCAGGACAACCGGTGGCGCTCTCACTGAACGGTCCATCACGCTCACCGTGGCTACTCAGGCGCATGTTACTTGGGAGTTTTACAGCAAGGACCTGACACTGACTATCGAGAAGTACGCTGAGCGGTATATCGCTCCGGCGGCTGCTGCACTGGCTAACCAGGTGGATGCGGATCTTACCGATCTATACAAGAATGTTTACAACTGCGTCTATGAATCCACCGGGTTTGTAACCCCCGAGAGCTTCATCGTTCTCGGCAAGGCAGCACAGTTGATGGATGAAGAGGCCGTACCGCCCGATGATCGCGTAATGGTGCTCAATCCCGCTGCAAACTGGTCCCTGGCTAACGCCATGAAGAATATGTACGTCACCGATGTCAGCAAACCGGCGTTGAAAAAGGGATTTCTGGCCAAGATTGCCAATATGGAAATCTACATGGACCAGAACATCAAGACCCATGAAACTGGAGGCTACTTCTTGACAGGTAGCGCACATGCTTTGGTACTGCACTCCACAATGGGTACGATTCCTTCAAGTACAGGTGCTGAAGCTACCAGTGTCGGCATGGGTGGTTTTGAGTATGCACACTCGAAACTGTTTTCCATCGGTGATGTATTTACCGTTGCAGGTTGTTACGCGGTGAACCCCATGAGCGGCGACAGTACCGGTCAACTCAGGCAGTTCGTGGTAACGGCTGTACCTTCCACCAGCGAATCAACCACTGGTGCAGATTCTGGATTGGTTCACTTCGACCCGCCCATGATTCATACCGGGCCGTACAAAACCGTGGATACCATCCCAGCTGCTGCTGCTGCTGTAACCGTAGTTGGCACTCAGGGCGAACCGTACCCGCAGAATCTGGCATTCCACAAGAATGCTTTTGCGCTCGTGACTGTACCTTTGGAAATGCCCGCAAACGTTTGGGGTGCCCGTGAGACTCACAATGGACTCTCTATCAGAATCGTTAAAGACTACGACATTGAGAAGGACTCAGAGATCATACGCCTTGACATTTTGTATGGTGTCAAGACGCTGTACCCCGAACTAGCAACTCGCATTTGGGGAGCTGAGGGATAAACCCTGACACAGTACAACCTATAACCGGGGCTCCTCCGGGGGCCCCTTAAGTTAAAACTATGACCACCAAACAAACATCCACCAGAAAACCCGGTATTTATTTTATGCACCTTGGGGAAAAACCTCGTAATCAGTTTCCAGCGTGGCGTTATCACGAATGGAAAGAGCCCGTTATGGTGCATAACACCGATGAAGATGAAATTGCCAGGAAAGCTGGCTGGGAAAAAATCAGCCAATCGGTAACATCCGTTCGCTATTTGATGAACTGGCGTTTTGACTTGGAGGATTTAACACCACGACAGCTCGTACTTTTTGCCAAAGATGAATTTGATGTTGAACTGCCCGTTGAAGTCGGTGCGGAGAAACTGTTCAAGGCTATTTGGAAATTGCATACCAATGCACCAATGAACCGAGAGAACGTAGTTTTGTTTGCTCAGTCAGTAGAGATGAACTATGACGAGACCCTGAAAGAAATCAAACGGCGTGTCGAAGTAGATGGGGTGGCCGAACCAGTGGAGGAATTTTGGGCATGAGTGGCAGCGTAGGGTACACCGACGATGGTAAGGTTTATATGCAAATAAAGCACATGAGTGGCCAGGGAGAGCCGCTAGAGACAACGATTCTATGGGAGCCGAAACAAGCAGCGGAAATGGGTGGCTTTCTCATAGATGCCGCAGAGGCCGCAACCGCCCAGAAAGCAAGAAAGGGTTGATGCAATGAGTCAAAACAGAACAGCACAGACCATTATCAAACAAGCACTGCGGTCCATAGGTGCAATCGCAACGGGGGAAACACCCACGGCTGATGAATTAAGTGAAGGCCTGGAAGCCTTGCAGGACCTTATTGCTTCACTGAGTACGGAAGGCTTGATGGTTTATTACGTTGAGGAAGCTGAGACTTTTTCACTTACGGGTGGTACAGCAGCTTACACTATGGGCAGTGGTGGTGATTTTGATACTGTACGTCCCGTTAAAATTCTCGGTGCCTATGTGAGAAGCGGAAATACAGACTATCCATTGGATATCGTAGATGCTGCCAGATACCGTGAAATCACACAGAAAAGTTGGGGTGGGACACCAGCACAGCTCTGGTACAATCCCGTATATCCATTAGGCGAAATAAAACTCTATCCTACCCCAACTGGCGACAGTATTTATCTGGATTCAATGAAACCGTTAAGTGAACCTGCGGCACTGGCTACCAGTACATCTTTTCCCGAAGGATACAACAGAATGTTGCGTTTCAATCTTGCGATTGATTTGGCACCGGAATATGGGATTCCGATCAGTCCTGCCCTGGCTATACTTGCGGAGCAATCAAAGGATGCAATCCGAAAATTGAACGCCTCACTTCAAGTAGAGGAAACAAAACTAGATATTTTGAAACTTACAAGCGGCTACAGGGCCCGTTTCAACATTGAGGCCGGTTGAGAGAATAAATGCCTAGAATACCCTTATCATTTTTTGGTGGTGCCTACATGGGCCGCTCTGAATTTCTTGATCCACAGGAATGTGTGAACTTTTTTCCGGTGGTGAACCAGGAGGGTGGCAAGAGTGGGTTAGCCTTGCAGGGCACTCCCGGTATGACCGTATTCGCTTCCTTGGGTTCTGATGCCGAAGTCCGCAATATGCTTGTGGTGGGTTCCAATCTTTATGCGTTGATAGGCAATCAGTTACGAAAAGTTACTACTGCGGGTGCAATCTCCAATATCACCGGAACCTTGGGTACATCGACCGGAGTCTGTCAGATGGTCCATGACGGTACGAATCTAATGATAGTAGACCCCGGCCAGGAAGGTTACACCATGGATACTGTAACCCCTGGCAACCTGATAGCCATTGCCGATGCTGATTTTCCTACGCCGTCCTGCCTTACTTGGAGTGACN